CAGGCCAGCCTCTGACACCTGCGCCGGGTCTCCGTCGCTGACGATCCCGAGCTCTTCGCGGTTGTCCTTGTCGAGCTTGATGTCTGCGTCGACGGCATCCGGGTCCTTGCCGCGGGCCGCGATGAGTTCACGACGGCTGCTCGTCCCGGTCCGCATCTCAAGCTGGTCAGCTTTGGCGTCCGTTAGGCGGTCGGCGCTGACGGTCATCGGCCTCGACCATGTCACGTTGTAGAGCTCCGCGACGTTCGGCAGGAGCCCCGCCACGATCGCCGCGTCGACGAACCACTCCCAGATCGGGTCAAGCGCGAGAGGAACGAAGACCAGTTCACGGATCGTGCGGATCATCTCATTCTGTTCGGTGAGCCCGAACTTGATTGACGCGAAGCTGGTCTTCGTGAGGTCGCCAGTGAACGCGGCGTAGGACAGCGGGGAGCCCGCCGCGAGCTCGTGAAGGTGCGTAGTTACGTAGTCGCTGAATCCTGACGGCGCGTTCGGCTGATTGAACTTGACCGTCTTTCCGCCGCCGAGATACGCGATCATGCCGGGGCGGAACTGCTCGACAGCCACGCCGTCTATGTCCGTGACGGCGTCACCGTCTGAGTCTACAGCTGGTGCGAGACCGTCGACGCCGACAGGCGATCCCATGTCTGGGTTCATGTCCTCTACCCACGCCATCGACGACGCGGCGTTTTTCGACCGGTATCGTTCCGTGTCCATGTAGCCATACATATCGTAGAGCCCCGCGATGAGCCCTTGCATCATCGGTGTAGATCGTACCTGCCCGGGGCGCGTCTCGTGCATCAGGTGGAGCATGTCTGCTGCGGGTACTGGAACGATCTCGTTGTAGGCTACCGCTCCGATCATCGCACCCGGGTGCGACCGGTGGAGGTGATAGAACGCGCGCTCCCCGTCCGCGTCGAGCTGGACGCCTTGGATAATCTCGCCTCCGCCCGTGACGGACTGCGTCAGCGTGTGGTCGAGCATGTCGCTCTCGATGGCCTGAATCTGGATCGGGGGGAGCCCTCGCATCTTCACAGACGACTTCCACACGCGGCGCGCTAGCACCTCGCCGGACGCGACGAACGACGTAGCGAGCAGGGATTGCAGCCCGGCGAAGTTGCTGCGGCTCCCTGCATGACACCGCTTTGACCACGCGGCGAAGAGCGCCAGCGCTTCTTTGTCAAGCTCTGGGTTGCCCGTGTTGAGATCCGGACGGATCCCTGTACCTACGATCTTGTTGGCGACCTTCGTGACGGCGCCGCCGTATAGAGGCTGATTGCGGACGGCGTCACGGCTGCGGTCCCGGATCTTCGATAGCCCGGCGTCGATCTCGCTGTTCGCGTCAGAGCTCGTCGTGGTCCACCCGTCCGTCCGGTAGCCACCCGACGCGGAATCATAAGCCCTGGATCCTCTGCGGCCCTTCGGCCCTTCGGCGTCCTCTACGAGTCTCGGTGCCGGCTGCTTGCCTCGGAGCTTATTGAGGAACGACATTGCTACCGCCTCCCATTGCTGAAGCCCGCGACTCCGGTCTGGTGACGCTGAGAGGCAGGGGCGAGCTCTTTCCTGATCCGAAGGATCGTGGTCCACATATCCCCGTACTTGATTTTCTTTCCAGACGCCGCGGTGATCTCGACGATCCCTGCTGCGTACGCGGCCTCAAGCGCTGCTAAGTCGGTGGTCGTGAACGCCATGTTGGATCCTCAGTCAGTCGAACCAGCCGTCAGTGCTACCGCGAGCCGCGCCGCCTCGACGTGACTTTCCTCGACGTCTTCCGCTAGCCGTCTTCGGCTGCGGCGCGTGGCTCTCTTCGCTTTTAACACTTGACTTAGTCGGTGGCAAGGGTTCGCTGTCGATGGTCGCGCCGGATGCAAGGATTGAATGGACGGCGGCGAGTGCATAGACGCGGGTGTCGAGCGCTTCGTTGCGCCTGCCTGCTGCCTTGAGCCGCCACTCGTAGGTGACTTTCCCGCGACGGTCCTTGACCGGCATCCGCTTCTCCGCCGTCAGCATCTCGAAGTAGTTCGACTGTCGCGCTTCTGGGAAGTGGCAGTAGCCAGGGCCAGCCACGACGACGTTGAGGTACCTCGCGACGGTGTCTTTCGCGGTGTCGGTTCCGACCAAGTGGAAGCGGCCTGTGCTCTTCTGGCGTCCGCCCTTGCGGATCTTGCGCTCCCAGATGTGGCGGCCCTTGCCGGTCATGCCCTTGATCGCGTGGACGTTGCCCCGAAGGCGAGCGTACTCGTAGACGCTCTGTGTTCGGTAGCCTGAGTCAACGCACATCGCGGCAATTCGCATCGGATGGCCTTCCTCTGTCGTGTAGTCTCGATTCCTGATCGCGTCGAGCGCCGCCCATGTCTGCGCGTCGAGAGGGTCTGAGCCGATGACGTAGTACCCGAGTGACCACGACTCGAAGCCGGAGCCCCAGCCTACGACCTCGACCTCTAGGCGATCGTCCTGGACGTCGACTCCTGCGGTGATTGTTCTGACTCCGTGAGGCGCGATCGATGTGTCATCGGCCCATGGTTCCTTGCGCGCCTCGATGCTCGACGGGTCTACGGTCTCTCCGCGGTCCTCCCACGTCTGTGCGAGGCGGGTGTTGATGAAGACCTTCAACGGCTCGTTGTCGCCGAGCTTCGAGCGGGCCATCGCATAGACCCACTCCTCAACGAGGACGCGCCACGACACGGAGCCGACAGGCGCGGCGAGCGCGTTGATCGCGTATCCCCTGACGGGGCGGTCCGGGTGCTTGTGTGTCCAGCGTCCGCCGGCCAACATCGCGCCCTTGTGGACCTCGCGGATCTCCTCTGAGCAGAAGGCGCACTCGTACCAGACGCGGAACTGGTCGCCACCCTCGACTGGGTCGCCATCCCATCTGAGTAGGGGCCCGTCGTCGTCCGCCCACTCGAGCGTCTGATACTCTCCGCAGTGAGGACACGCCATCTCCCACCGCGCCATCGACGACGCGAGATACTCTGACTCGATCCGAGACTGGTCCTTGATCGTCGGTGTCGACGTGTCGAGCTCCTTCGCGCGGGCCCCGAATCTTGTCAGCCGCTTGCGAGCCAAGCTGAGCGGGTCGCCCTCCGTCCCTGCGCTCTCCGGGTAGCGGTCGATCTCGTCAGCGTGTAGGACGCGGATCGGCCAGCTCGCAAGGCGCCCGGGTGCGTTGGCGCCAGCTAAGACGAGCAGCCCGCCGACGAACTCTTTCAGCATGATGGTGTTCCCGGCGTCCCTGCTCCTGACTTCGCTGACCTTGCCTCGCAGGCGCGGCGCCTCGAACAGGTGCTTGAGCCTTTGCTTGCTGTAGCCCTGGCAGTCGTCGATGGTCGGGCGTAGCACCATGACGGGACACGGCGCGTTGTCGACGACGTAGCCGACGAGGTTCAGGCCGCACTCGGTCTTGCCGAGCTGGCTCGCGCACATGAGCACCACGCGCGGCGTCGGGTCGTGTAGGCTCAGCCGATCCATGATCTCGCGCAGGAACTCGACGCGTGACGTGTGCCACTGCCCGGGCTCCGATGTCTCCGCGCTCGTCAGGACTCGGTGCGTGTCCGCCCACTCTGCGACGGATAGACGCGGGTCTGGACGTAGCGCGCCCATGCGCGCGAGCCATAGGGTGTCAGCGTGTGTCGTCATAGGTCTAGCCTCTTCTGAGCGTTGGCCATCTTGCAGTTGAACGCCGCTCGCTTCGCCCACAGCTCCGAGGCGTCACAGCCGATGTAGTGCCGTCCGTTGCGTGCCGCGCCCATGAGCAGCGCGCCCGATCCAGCGAAGGTGTCGCACACAACGGCGCCATCTCGGCTTGACGCCCTGACGATGTGGTCCGCCATGTCTGCGGGCTTCTGGCATACGTGCTTGCCTTGGTGGCTATGGACGGTCTTGAAGTTCCACACGTCGGTGTAGGGCACGTCTGCCGTTACAGCGAAGGGGCGGCGTAGGTCTTCGTACTCGCGGCGTAGGTCTTCGTACTCGCGGCGTAGGTCTTCGTACTCGCGGCGTAGGTGTCCGTACTCGCGGCGTAGGTGTCCGCCGTCCTTGGCGTTGAACGCCTCTCGAAGCTTGTTGTAGTTCTTCTCTGTCGGCAGGCACCATTGCGACGCCGTGAACCAATGCGACGGGAGCCCGCTACCAGCCGCGCAGCCTACAGCCTCGCGTACCATCTCGAATGTGAACCCTGCCGCCTCCCTCCCCCCGTCAAGGTACGCCCTCAACGGCTCGAAGACGAAGCCGCGAAGCGTTTCGCACTTGGCGACGTAGCCCGCTTCGCCCTTCGCGATGTTGTCGGCTCCGTGGTGCTCTGCGAAGATGATGCGCTCGGTGGATGGGAAGTAGCCGCGGAGGTCGCCCTTACGAAACATCTCCGCCTTGGTGCTGTGCGGAGGCTTCGCCCACACGATCGAGGTCAGCACGTTGAACCGCTCCGATAGCATGACCTCGACACGCGCCGCCATCTGCGGAGACGCGA